GATCAGGTCGCCGTCCTGGAAGAGCGGGTTAGAGTCTACGTCACGAGGGCGCGCGTCTCGATTGGCCTGCTGCATGACCGGGTCCGCTTTGAGATCGCGGAAGCCGAGCGGATGGCAGAACATCACGTAGAACTCGCGGCCCTGCGTTCCGGTCTTGTAGGGCCGGATCATCGGACGCGCCTGACGGGCCATGAAGCGCGCCAGCGAGCCAACCTTGGTCGACAGCTTGTCGTCCGTGTTGTCGATCGCGGTCAGGCCGGTCGCATGCGTGCCTGAGTAGTTCGCCTGCGTGCTGCCATAGAGGATGCGATCCTTGTTCTTGGCAGAGAACGCGTTTCGCGTGGTCGCATCGGCTGCTGAGAACGGCGTGCCATCCGACATTTTATGGAAGCACTCGATCAGCCGGTATTTGACGTTCTCGGTCGACCATTCTTTGAGGCGCGGGCGCGCCTGGGCCATGAAATCGACGGCGGACTTTTCTCGGTCCTTCTTCGTCGCGAGCACGGCCTGTCGCCGAAACTCCCAGGTGATGTCCTGGTAATACTGATCAAGCTGCTGTTCGTTACCGGTCAATGAGGTGTTGCCGGTGACGCCAGAGCCGCCGAGCTTGCCCATCAGAGGGATGCGGATCGTATATCCGTCCGTCTGCAGGTCGTTCACCACGTGAATGATGTCGGTGTCGGCATCGCCCATGTAGGTGTCAAAGCCGGTGTCACGGATGTACTCCGTGATGAACTTCGAGCGCCATTTGGTAAGCTCGAGCCCGGAAAGGGTCGGAGTGGTTGCCATGTTGCATGATCTTTCGTGATCAGGGGTTGGGGATCACGAAGCGCGTCTGATGCGGCTTACTTTCGCTTCCGGTTTGAACCGAAAACGTTGCCCATGATGGCTTCGTCGCTAACGGGCACAACAGCGTTCGATCCCGTTCCGGTCGCGTCTGCGAGGGAGCCAGGAAACTGCTGTACTGGGGGCGGCGTCTGTCCCGGCATCACTGCCCGGTTTCCGGTCTTCAATTCTTCCAGCACCTTGGCGCGGATCTTGTCCTCAAGCGTCTTCTCGTAGGCGTCAGGGTCTTCGCCTACCCGGGCCAAGACCTGCTGATGACGGTGCCATTTCACCAGCTCGCCGTAGCAATCTCTGCTGCCGACGAAGGATCTGAGAACACCGGCCTGTTGCGCTGCCTGAAACGCGGCGTCGACGATCTGATCGCCGTGCTTGTTCCGGGCAAACATCTCGGAGGTGTTCAAGCGCTGGTTGAGGAGAGCCTGTTGGAATTGTTCCTGCTGGAACGCCATGGCGCCGGCCGGATCGAGGTTCGGATCGGGCGGCGGTTGATGCGGTTGGGCTTGCGCCTGAATTCTGCGCTGGATTTCTTCAACCTGGGCCTGAGTGCGGCGCCAGTTGTCCTCGGCATCCTTGCGCAGACGAGCCTCTTCATCGCGTGCTTTTTCCGCCGATTGGCGTTTTTCACGTTCTGAGGTCAGCTCTTTGAGAGGGACAAATCTCCCTGTTGATGGATCGCGGTATCCTTGCGGCTTTGCGCCATCGTCTTGACCTTCCGCCTTGGCATCGGGCTCACTCGGTTGATCCGGCTCAGCCTTCGCTTCGGGCGCCTTGTCCTCGACGGGTGGTTCAATGGGAGCGGCGGTATCTGCCCCCCTCTCGCGGCCACTCGAAAACACGTCATTCAAAAGGGTATCGTCTGCCGACTGTTCAGTCGTCATTGTCTCTCTCCGCAGTATCGTTGCTGGTCACGAAAGCAGCCGATGTCGCCCGGCTGGTGCGAGGTTCATCCGATTACGCGCGGATGGTCGCGAAACGCCGCTTGAGGCGGCGAGTCTTACGCACGAATGTAATCCTTGAAGAGACGGTCGCCGTCCTTGACCTCGTTCTGGCCGCGGCCCTTGAGAAAATCGAACAGCCGCTGAGCTTCCGTAGTGAGATCGGAACCATAACTGCCGGTTTCGCGCGCCATCTTGAGGCATTCGAGTTTCAGAAGTTCATCGTCCATCATTGCATCCCTGCAAGCTGTTGGTTGACGGGTAATCCGCCCGGCATTCCTGACGGAGGCGGTAAGGCTGCGTTCTGTTGCGGCAACGGTTGCCCTGGTTGCCGCTGATCGTCTGGATCAGGCGGCGCCTGGGGCGGTGACGCGTTCTCTGCGTATTGCTCGATTGTCGGTTGCCGATATTGCAGCGGGAACATGTTCAACGCCTGCATCGCAGCCATCATGTCCGGCGCCGCTGGCGGTGCTTGCGGGATGGTGTTGCCCATCTCGTCCATCATCGGCTTCTGCTGCTGTGGCGTGAACGCCTTGGCGAGCGCCGCAACAGCCTGGGCTCTCTGATACTCGGCTTGCGCCACGTTCTTGTCGACCGTCGATGCCTGAACCAGTTGTTCAAGCCGCGCCATGCGCTGCTGCATCTGCTGCACAACCGGGTCCGGCTGTGTCGCCTCGTCGATCATCTTGAACAAACGTTCCTTGTTCGGTGCGTTCGAGAGTTCGATCAGCACTTTCGGCGGAACCGCATTCGGACCAAGCTGCGAAAGCGTCTGCAACAGCTCCTCGTTCATCGTGATAACGTCCGGGCCTTCCTCCATGATGATGTCGACATCGATCATGGCGACGACGTTCTGGCTCACAGCCTGCCCGGTCTGCGGGTCGATGTTATACTGGTTGAGCCCGATGAACTGCGGCGCGTCGTTCTCGTCCGTGATCCTGATCCACTTCTCTGCGGTCCAGGACTGTTTGATGCGCGACCAGAGCTTGCGATAGACGCGGAGCTTCCAATCCCTATTGCGCTCGAACACGGGAGATAACTCAGTCATGCCCGAGTCACGTTGAGCGAGGATCGCCCGTCCCGACTGATCCGCGACGCCGCCACCCTTGCCGATCAGGCCAGGGTTGGGCCCGAGGTTTTCAAGTGATGCCTGCGCCTGCTCGAGCAATTGCAACTGCCCGGCAACGTCCATCGAGTGGTCGACAATGCCGACCTCATTGCCCCAATCTCCGTCGTGCTCGATCATGCCGTCGGGCTTCGCGAGTTCCGATCGCGTCTTGTCGACGTCTTCGAGCGTGCCACGGCGGAAGTGAAGTTGCTTGGTCGTGAACAGGTGCAAAGCCTTGGACCGGCGATGGTTCGCCTCGTCCTGCATCGGCTTCATGCTACGGATCGGGCCGTAACGGTTGCCCTTCTCGTCGACATACGGAGACCAGGCGGCGTAAGGGCAATCCGGCTTTCCTTCATCATCGAGATACGGCGAAACTCCGCCGTCGAGCATCACTTCGCCGACGAAGTAACAGTACGTCCAACCGCGCGGTGTCTTCTCCCAGAACTCGACGACGCGAACGCGGCGGCTTTCGAACTCAGCCCAAGCGATTTCCTGGTTCTGATCGACACGGGAGAGGATGCCGCCGGCTGCGACACTGTCGATGATCTGCTGGAGCTGTTGCGCCTTGTCCGGCCATTTCTCCTTGGCATCGTCGATGTCCATCCAAAGATGCAGGCCCATGTAGCGCGCATCTTCGAAGTCTGGACGTTTCGAGCGAGGGTCGTAGAAGAAGCGATCGCTCTGAACGGATTTGATCTCGGGATCAGGTCCGGTCATGCCCTGCTTGATGCCGACGAAGCAGACACCGATCCCCCGCACGAGACCGTCATGCGTTCCGGCCGACCCTACGAACTCCCAACGGTTGATGTCGCAGGCATACCGCATGCCTGCCGTCGCAACGTCCGCGGATTGCTCATCATTCGGCGTTCGCGGATAGCCTTTTGGGTCACGGCGCATGCGCTGCTCTACGCCAACGAGGAAATCAATCTTGCGCGCAATGCGATTGTCGAAGATCGGCGCCTGACCGCGCTTTCTGAGCTTCCGGGCTTCTTCCTCTGTCCAGTGCCCCGTGCTGTTGTAGTAGCCCTCGTGGACAAGCTGCTCGTTGATTTCAAACTGCTTGTTCGTCTCGTAGGCGGTGAACCATTTGCGGTATCGGCCAAGGTCGGGCGTGAACGCTTGCGCCTCTGCCGGAACAAGGGCGGTGCTTGGAGTCATCGAGACTTCCATCCGTCGCTATTCCTATCCTCGTTCAATCTCTTGTAGCCGCTGGCTTGGGCCGTCGTGGGTGCTGGCGCCTTCCGAGACCATGGACGTGACATGCAGGCGTACCGCCCCTCGTCGCCCGCGTGGTCCTCGCCGTCCGTATCGATGTCTTCCGGCCTTGTTTGGTCGTGTTGCAGAGCCGGCACCGTCCGTATGAAGTCAAGACAGTTCGAGAAGACCGCCATCATTGGCCGTCCCTCCCCGTCGCCGATCATCCGTTGTCGAACCTGATCCCAACCGCCCATTGCTCCGCGAGCCGGAACTCGCGCATTGTCGGCGCGCCGGAAGACCAACGACCTGGTCTTCGTTCTCGCTGCATCACGCATACGATCTGCTATCGACGGTCCGCCGTCGGCTGTGAACGCTGCCGGATCAAGGACGCGGTAATCGATCTTCTCCGTTGTCGGCTCGCGGTCGAGCAAGCCAAGAGCGACCTGCTCCGCCGTAAGCTTTAAGCCTGTGTTCGGCTTCCCTGGCTGCATCCCGTACCATTCGCGGTAACGCACAAGGCATCCGCGCGGCAGAACGATCTTGCGCCCCAATGCAGTCTCGGCCTCGAAGTCGTCGCTTACGACGGTCCACCATCCGAAGCTGAACGGCTTTGCTGATCCCCAGTCACCAGACATCAGCTTCGTCCAAAGCTCAGGCACGGCAAACGGCCGGATCACGTGCCGTTCAGTTGCCCAGCAATCGAAGAACGCGCCTTCAATGACGTCCCAGTCGCCAAATCGCATCGCCTGGACGAGTGATTTTGACCCCAGTCCCGACAGCTTCTGCTCGTATCCGGGATCGTCCGTCGTCATTGACGGGTTGTCTTCGAGAACGGCGCGTATGAACTGGCGCTTCATGCCGCCGTCTTCCGGCTCCATGTCCCTTACGGCATAGCTTTCGGCACCATCAACGAAGGTCGACTTCACCCAGAGATGACCGACGTTCCCAGGATTGGCGCCCGCGAGAATACGGGGAAATCTGCGCTTCCAAGCCTCTT